CCCTTAAGTACATAATTCGGGCTCTTGCCGGTGACAAGGATTGCGATGTCTGTGCTGCGATCGCTGTCGTAGATAATGAGAGATCCGGCATCGTACTTTGTCCACTTGACTTCTATGATTGATCCAACATCTGCCGTCCGCTTAAATCGTGAAGCTCTTGGGTTAAAATCTTGAATTCCAAAATACTTTGCCACAGCAAATTCGGCTCCGATTGATTCAGCTATTTCCAAGATGTAATCGTGAAAGTTCAGCTGTTTGTTGTATCGGCTTGCATGATCCGGATGACCGTCAATCTCTTCCACGCGCTCGATGGCGACACGAGCTGCGTCCCATTCTTGCTCATGGCTGATTTTCATCCTCATTTGCTGCACTCCAAGCAAAACCAAAGGATTGTGAGACCATCATGCTTTTCATGGCGTCCGCCGTCAAGCGGCTTCCATTTCTCGCACTTATCGCACCAATCGATTGCAATCGGTTCATTGCGGATTTCTGTGCCGTCTAGCTGGATGATCAGAGATTCGCCATTTGGCTTCTCAATGTATAGCTCTCCCATATCAGAGCTGCACTTTCCAAGTGCCGTCCGAAGCTAGTACATACCAAATCGGCGAACATTGATTTGCCTTGATCTTCTCGGTGCAGACATGTCCTCGATACGCCTTGCCTGTCTTCGCTGTGCCTTCTTTAAGAAGCATGTGTCCATGTGCGCAAATTGGAGACTCTCCTACTAACTGTCCGCCAAGCTGTGACTCAATCTCTGCCACGGCGCTCTTGGCTGTTGTAAAGCCTTCTTCCCAAATCGGCTTTGCCCATGGATCATCTTCAACAAATGCTTTTGGCATGTGCTCGACTTGATTCATGTCCTCACGGCTTGGCTTTTCATCCGTACCCAGTACAACGGACGCACATCGACCGATTGCGCTGGAGACTGTGTCTTCCACATACCAGCGTTTCATTTGTGCGTTGTAAGCGCCAACCATTCCATGAGCGTAATCAATTGCGGCTGGCTTCTCGTCTTCATAATGACGATAAATGCGGCACTCGATCAGGATAAATCCCTTTTCAGGCTGCCAGTCGATGATCGATGTCTCGATTCGATTTGTGGGATAAGTAGCGTGAAGTCTCTTGACCTTCTGATTGACTGTCTCGTAATTGTCTAGGAATCCCATTATTGATTCACCGCCTTGCGAGCTGCAATCTTGCCGCGAATAAATCCTTCGCGCTTGCCTTCTTTAAGTCCTAGCGTGTAACCGCCTGTGAAGCCCGTCAAGATGCCAAGCATCATCCACGCAGCTACTTCCATGATTGTGTACATATTTGCTCCCGATCCGGAAGCGTGTCTCGCTCCCTGTCTAAAGAGTGAAGCAAAAGTGAGACAAGGTCAAGATTCAGGCGTAGATTTGGGCGTGTCTTCCCCATTTTTTGGCTTGTCTTTGAGTCCGTTGGATGCAAGTACCGAGCCAAGAGATCCAGTCAAGAAAATGGTTAGGGTAGTGAGAAGCTCGATGAATGCTCGATCGTTGGGCGCTTGGTCGCCAAGCGGCTGAGTCACGAAGATAAGAGCATAAAGCATTCCACCGACGGAGAACATAAAAGTGAGAGCCAAAGAGACTCCGATAAAGACAATCAGGCGAGCTTTAAGCTGCTCATTTGTTAGTCTTCGCTGTGAACCCATTAGGATCTTCCCCATAAATATCTTCGGTGCAGACTCCCGTGGCTTTGCATTGTGGCGGGTTGCATTCCGGCTTACTCCAATTTTCAAATTCTTGGCATTCATATCGAGTCCAACCCTGATATTGACCACAGCCGGAAAGCCCTAGCAAAAGACCCGTCGCTAGAGCAATCCGGAGCGGCGTCCGAGTCACTTCCCCTTTGACCCGAAAGCTGTGTCGTTAGGGTTCAAATAGCGCAAGACCACAGGTAGCACAGCTGCCAGCCCTGCTCCACCAATTGCCTTTGGATCCGTAATTCCTGCCATGTACACAGCAATTCCCGCTGCTAGGAATGAGCGCGCCCATGACGCTGCCATTGCTTTGAAATCTGTCATTTCTTTTTCTCCTTTTTCAGAATAGATTTCTTCGGCGCTACGACTTCGATGATTGGCAAGTCTCCCTTGTACGGGACATATTTTGGACGACCAAAGCCGACCACTTCTTTGCCCACGGTGCGAGTCTTGACCATTACCATTCCGCCGTTGCGCTGATCGCCGCTGCCGGATGTATTGCCTTCGATGGTAACTATCGTCTTCCCATCGATTCCAACGACGATTCCCACATGAGAAATCCGATCGACTCCGTCATGTGGAAAGTCCATGAATGCAAGATCACCGATTGCTGGTGTCTCGCTCCATCGAGAAGTCTCTTTAAATTTGTGAGCTCCCACAGCTGTGGAGACAACCGAATGAACCTTTACTCCAGCTTTAGCAAGCACCCAATTGCAGAATGATCCGCACCACGGCAAACCATCGGCTTTTGTAAATTTGCCGTATTTGGTTAGGTTGTCGCCTTCCTCGATCGTTCCGATTTCGGCTTTTGCGATTTCGATGGCGTGAGCGGCTGTACCTGTTGGATAACTCATGAGATTAAAAGTGCCGCTTCCTCGGCTGTAATTCCTAGTCGTTCGAGAAGTGCCGCCTTAGCTTCTGATTTGGCTTGAGCATCGGCTTCTTTTGCCGCTGTTTCAGCCAAGATCGCTTTGTGCTGTGCGAATTCCTCATCTGTCATTTCGCGAACTTCGTCGTCAATTTGAATTAATGGTCTTGTCATTTTTTATCCTTAGCTGTTTTGATAACCGTAAACGCGGATTGTTCCGCCTGTTAGCGTTGCGCCTGTTGTTGAAAGAGTGAACGCTGTGTATTGAGTATTGTCGTTTAGAAAACCATTTTTTGCACCACCGTAAGATGTTGTATCACTAGATCCAAAACTTGACAAAATCGTTGTCCGCTTTGCTAAATTTGGACTAAAAAGAGTGACATTCGCCTGTAATGAGTTAGCGCTAAACACGCCAGCATCACCAAATGAACTTGAATTTGATTGTGCAAATCCCAATACTGAACTTGAACTGTAAAGACCATAGACTTCGAATCCGTAATATCCAGTTGTGGTTGAACCTAACTGGAGATTTAATCCACCACTAGCGCTCGCTACTCCACCTGATACGGTGATCAAATAATTATCATAAGTTGAACTGAATGCGCTCGAAACGGTAACACTTGTAACGGCTGTCCCGATTGTCTGAGTTTTAATCAAAGTTAATCCAGCACCAGCCGATGCCCATGCTAATCCAGTTGCGGCTGTTGAGTCCGCTGTCAATACTTGTCCATTAGTTCCGACCGCTAAACGAGCCGGAGTATCTGATCCCGTTGCCGCGATCAAATCGCCTTTTGCATCTACGATTGTGTTCTGGATGGCATTTGAATCATCTTGCTCCACCCAAGTAAAATCTAGATCGGTTCCCGATGCCTTTGATAAGACTTGACCGGTTGTCCCACCTTTGAGATCGACAAACGAAGCATCGATGCCGTCTCCGAGTGTCTCAATCGCCGTAGCTCCGTCTTTGACCAAATCGGTCGAAGTTGGAACCGTCCAGCCAAAGTTCGGCGTAGTTGTTGCCATGTTGTCTCCTTTAAGCGACGATGAACGCGTCGTCCCAGATAAGTGTATTGGATAGTGTGTTCCAAGTCTCCGAGCCACTCACGTCGTTCCACTTCATGGCTTGAAGCGAGAATTCGGTCGGAGTCAGATACATGGAAAGAGTCAGTGAGTTAATACCGGCTTGGATCTGCCAACCTTCGACAAATCCCTGGAATTTGGTGCCCATGTTGTTGGGCAAATCGTTGATTGTGACCGGCATTCCCATGAAAACATTGAGAAGATTGTCCCGATCAGAATCGTCCAATTCAGGCGATCCGATAGGGAATGAGATTTGATTAAAATTGGCTCTTGGGTAGGCTCGGAGTCCAAGATAAAAGGCTGCCTGAGATTCGGCATCGGCTTCAAGTTCAAGGGTTGTTTGGATTGATTGCGCCAAAGTCCCGTACACATCGATGGAAGCTTGTTCAAAATCGGAGACTTGCTGACCGTTCTTGTATTGAATAGTAATCGAATTGCGGACATCGCCGGATCTAGTTGCAAGCTGGAGACCCGAAGCAAAAGCATTATTGGCACTCAAATCTACATACCCATTCGTGGCAAGGTAAGAGCTTCGATGAGTGCTGTCCGCGTAGCTAATCTGTCCCGCAGCGTTTTCATATAGGTAGCCAAGTCCCGAAGTCGCTAAAGCTGCGACCAAAGAGTAAGCATCGGTAATTGAAGCCGATCGAGCTGTAAGCTCATAGTTTCCAGTATCGATTTCACCGAGTCCAGAATTCTCAGCATTTGCCCAAGTGATTGCGGGATCGTAGGCAGCCCAAGTCAGAGCCGCCGGCACTTCATTCCAAGCTCCGTACAGAATGCCCTGTAATACATCGTAAATTTGTTCGCCGTCTAATTCTTTGGACAAGATGCCTTCTGTGAGCACCTTGGGAAGCCTTGAGAGCGCCCCTAGAGCCGTGATTGAGATTGTCTGAGTCACTCCAATCGACCCACCGGATTGGACGCCCACAATGATGTCTGTGATTGAACCGCCAAATAGTGCAACAGGATCACCGTTGGAATCATTGACAAATACAGTCACGCCCGAATTGATTGTGGGATTGATGCCGGAATCGTCTAAGTTGATGAGAGTCAAATTGCAATATCCTGCAATGGCTTGAGTGTAGATGTCATTTCTACCGGATCCCATATTTAGATTGGCAAGAGCCACATCCTTGTACTCCACGCCATCGATTTCGACGCTCCAAGTCGGCG